TGCTTGTTTGTCTGTTAAGTTTGACATTATTCATTTTATTCTATACTAGGCATAGTATTTATACCCATAAAAAAGACCCTCCCGAAGGAGAGTCTTTTGATCCATCTCGAACCGAGATATTTAGATCACATGAGGTTCTTAATAGCAACTCTTCTGTAGTAACGGTTAGAGTTAACTTTAAGAGCACCAAGACCAGCTGTTGTGCCTTCTGCAAATGGGTTAGCAACAAGACCGTAACGAGTCTTAAAGCCAATTTTTGGTTGGAAGGTTTCCTGACCAACTGCACGAACCATCTGTAGAGGAACGTATGGGCAGTAGAACAGACCAGCATCGTAAGGTGAAGATCCTTTGTAACCAACAACGTAGTACTGGTTAGCACCTTGTGCAAGTCCAGAGTTGTTAGCTGCTAGGTTAGCAGAATAAGGATCGATGTATACCTTGTACTTACCTTGAATAGTACCAGCAAATGTATTACCAGCATCATCAACGTTAAGGTTAGCATTAAGTGCAGGAGTGTAATCAAGTACACCAGCCATTGTTAATGCAGAAGCAACGTCAGCAGAGCAAAGGATGACGTTACCCTTTCCGCGACGAGTTCTTTGTGCGATTCTGTTTGCATCTCTTTCGATCTGGAACAGAAGACCTTTAAACTTCTCAACTGACCAACGACCATTACTGTCGATGTCTAAGTCAAATACACCACCAGTTGCTACGTTCTCAACAGCACCCTGTTCAGCAGTCTTGTAGATAGTTCTAATAACTTCTCTGTTGATTTCCGCAAGGATCTCAGTAGAAAGGATATTAGCAAGTTCTGCCTCTGCGTTCAATCCGTGGATTGCCTTAAGGTCTTGAGCAAGCTCTAGTGAGTACTCAGCTTTCAACGCACGAGACTTTGCAGTCACGGTGACCTTCTCGATTGAGAATGCCATCTGGTTGAAGTGATTTCCAGCACCGTTACCAAGGTTCTCTGAATCACCAGTAACCATACCTTGACCAACACTGTAATCAGTATTAGTTGCAGATGATGTTGGGTTAAGAACAGCAGGGTTAGTACCAGACTGTGAAGTAGTACCAATACCAGCTCCAGCTTCTGAGAAGCCGTTCTCTAGACTGTTACCACTGTTTTCTCCAGAGAACTGTGTCTCTGCTTCGTTGTAGAATGCTTCTACTCCATCAGCACCCATGTGCTTGTACTTGGAGCGCATTGCAAAGATAAGTCCAGTAGGACCTGTCATTGGTTGAACACCAGCAAGGTCGTATGCGACCAAGTTTGGCATTGATCTTCTAATCAAAGAGATTAGAACAGGGTCGAAACCAGCCTGTGGTGCAGATGCAGTACCACCAAATCCACCTGAAGCGCCTGCAGCGTTTGCGTGGTTTGTTGGGGTTTCTGTAAGAGTCATTCCACCTTCTGAGAAGGCAGCTTCATCTCTTAAAAATCTTTCTTGGTTTTCTAACAGGACAGCAGTTACACTACGTCTATGAGGATCTGAAATCTTTTCGATTCCATCATAGTCTAGTAGAGGAGCCCACTTTTCCTGCAATGATTCTGATTGGAACATTGCTTTAAAAATAAGTGTTTAGTTTGTAATTGTTAAATCAACTTTTTGCTACTGCAGATAGTGTCTTAAGATAGTTTGCCATTGAACCAGAGTGACTTACTGGTGCAGAGTCAACTCCCTCAGAGAGACTTTCTGTTTTTGCTTTTGCTGAAGATATACCATTAGGGAAATAAGATTCCTTTAGCATCTCCAGTTTTTCACGATATTGGTCTTCACTTTCAAACTCTACACTTTCGGAAAGTGAGGAGAGCTTCTCTTTCTGCGTAGTCGCTAGACCGTCAGAAACAGATTCGAGAATACCATCAGCAACAGACTCAGCAAGTCTCTTATTTAAACCGATGTTTTTCTCAATTTGCTCATTGAGCTTGGTTTCCATGTCATCAAGTTTATCTACCATAGTCTCAAGGACATCATATTTATCGTCAGGAATGTGTACATAATGTTCTTCAAAAAGACCCTTCATTCCACTAAGGAATGATTCGGTCAATTCTGTTTTGAGTCCGTGTTCGACAGCTAATTCGTTTTCTGTCATCCATTCTTCGGACACATACTCTAGATAAGAGTCAACTCTTTGTCCGAGTTCCTCTTTGGCTTCAGCAACTTGCTCGGCAAGTTTAGCTTCGTGCTCAGCCTCGATTGCTTCTTTAACTTCAGCAATCTTAGACTTAAGAGCAGCCTCAAAAATAGTTTTTGCTTTTTCCTTGAACTCTTCTGATAGTTCTTCACCACCTAAAAGAGCATTGACATCTTCTTCGACATCAACTTCTTCTTCTGTAGTTACTTCTTGCTCTGCCACTACTTCTTCGGTAGAAACTTCTTCTTCCTCAATTGTATTCTCTTGAGAAATTTCTTCTTCTTCCTTTTGCATTGGCATAGCAGGTTTTGCACCTTTGTTAACTACATCCTTGACCTGTTTAAGGGTCGAACCAGGTGTCTTTAACTTGGCAGAGTCGTCTGTAGGACTATAGTTCTCAGGTGTAGGACCACCTAAATCTTCTACATTTGGTGGTATTCCACCTGTAGTAAGCTTTGGCATAGGTTCCGCAGGTTTTGCGTTTGCGTTCACAGCAGTTTTGGATTGCTCCATTTCTTGTAAATCTCCACGAGACATTTTGGTATCCTCTCCGATTCTATCTGTATTAAAGATCTGTATTTATTTAGATAAATTATATATTTGATAAGAAATCGTTAAATAACGAGAGTTTATTCTCGTCTAACTTTTTCTGATCAACCAATGTATTGATTGTTTTGTATGTCTTTGCAGCATACTTCTCACGAAGAATACCACCATCCCAAACCCAATCTTTACCTTCCATAATTCCTGAGACAAATGCATCAGGAGCAGAAGGATCAGCAACGATATCAGCAGCAGTTGCTAACATGAAATCTTCACCGACTATGTTAACACCCTCTCTTGTCATTTTTAAAGAACCCATTCCTCTAGAAGAGACTCCTAATTTGACACCTTCACTGAGTAAATTCTCAGCAATTTTTCCCATAGGGGTGTGTAAAATCTTAGCTTTACCTATAAAGTTAGAACCATTCTCCTTAAGAGAAACGATTTTATGGGAAACACGATCCAAGTTAACAGTCGGACCTTCTGGATGACCCAGTTCACCCAATGCTCTACCAGCATTAACGTGATTTTCACTGTACCTTTGAACTTCTCTGCGAAGAGTTTCCATAGGATACATTCTTCCATTACGGTTTTTTATATCCCCCTGTAGAAATACCCCTTCAATAAAAAGAGATTTCTTACCGTTGCGGTTTTCAACGATAAATTCTACATTTTCTATTTCTTCTCTAATTAGTTTCATTAGGCTTCCCCAGTGATTTGAATCTGTTGAATATAAACGTTACCAGTACCAGAATCAGTTCTAGCAGCAACTTTAAAAGATGATCTTATAGTACATGTACCAAGAGAACAATCTAATGTTCCAGAAACAGCAGAAGTATCTTTTTCAACAACTACTTTCGTTGGAATATAGTTATACATTGAACCATCACCAGTTACACTATTTACTCTTTGGTGAGTAAAGTTGAAGTCTGAATTTATATTGTTAGTAAAAGTAACATAATCACCTGCAACAAATGGACAAGTAGTACCTTCAGGGAAAGTTAATGTAGTGGTAGAACCTTTATCCAAGGCCACAATCGAAGCAGAACTATTGCTAAAAGCCAGTGTTGATGCACTATCTTTTGGGATAGCATAGTTTGCTGTTGTTGCAGTTGGTTCAGTACCAATAGCAACAAAAGTATTCTGTCCTGTAGCAACTATTCTTAATGCAGATGATTTTCCTGCAATAGCTGCCGTTTTTGCTGATGTTGCTGACGTTGCTAAAGCAATACCATCTTCAACTGGTCTATGAGTCATTATTCTGAGCAGTTCATTTTATTTATTTATTAAACTTCTTCATCGTCAGTCTCTTCATCCTCAACTTCTACTTCAGCAGAAGCTTCTATTTCCTCTGGTTCCTCAGTTTCCTGATCACCAAAGAGAGAATTTGATACCATACTCTTATAGTTGTCCACCTTTTCAGCTGATTTAGCATACAATAAATCTTTGATTTTGTCGCTAATCTGAGAAGGACTACTATCATCCACCATCATATCCATTAATTCATCCATAGTTTAGAAAGTTTAATCGTTAGTATTTATACACATTTAGTGTGGGAGGGTTAAATTTCCCCTCCTTTTGGCATTTCTGCCACCTTACTCATCTTTGTTTCTGCTGCTTTTAGGTCTGGTTCCATAGGAACTCCACCCCCATTTGCAAATGGTGCGCCTGTATTTGGATCAATTTGTTGACCCATTGCTTCAGGATCTACCATCATACTTGGATCAGGAATGATACCATCATCAATTTCCTGTTGTATAATCTCATCCTGTTCAACTATTTCTTCATCTGTTTGTCTTAGAACCTTACGTCTAACATAATCTTGTGAGAAATATTTGCCAACATATGGTTCTGCAGCTGCAACCATAGTGAGTCTTTCATTGAATAATTCAGACTCTTTAAGTTCTGCAAAGTGATTATCATATAAGAAGTCATATTGTATATGCTCACTCATCAATTCCCAGTCTTCAGGAGTGACAATATTCTTCAATAATAGTTGAGTTCTGAGCATATCATTGAACAAATTAGAGAATCTCTTT